ACAGGCATCATGGTTTCTAAAGGCACTAGAGGTATTACGATGTTGTACTCAAACAGAGCCAGAACAAAGTTGCTAAATGGGATGGTGATAAAGTTACCAAACATACCTAAGCCACAGGTCCAACCAATGAAAGGTCTCCAGCCTGCCACAAATAATGACTTGTGTGCTGCTTCTACTTTGTTGACCTCAAGCTGACCTTTAGCAAGCTCCTGAGCATGATTCTGAGCCATTGTAGCGACTTCATGCGCCAGCTTGACCTTAGTATCAGCATCAGGTATAAACTTGTCCAGCAAGCTTGTGACAGGTCCTATGAGCTTATCAATCATTCTTTTTATTCCACAAGTCAAACAAAGTCTTAACTTTCTCTTCCACCACGTCCATACGGGACATGAGTTTACCCAGTGTTAGAACAAGGACAACAAAGCCTACAAAGATAGGCCAGATGGAACCAATTAAGTCAACGTATTCCATTGTTAATCTCTGTTACTAAACCAACCTTTTACAGTGTCAGTCTCAAGAATCCTAATTACTGTCCATACAATGCTTAAAATAGCAGCCACAGCAGGCAACCACCCCATAAGAGTGGATACTGTCGTAGTAACTGCCGCTGCGTCTATTGCTACTTTAGCTTGTTCTTCCATTACCAAGGGACTCCTGCCGCTTGTGTTGGGTTGAACAAATTATCAATCGCAATTTGTAGATTTTCTTCAACAGCATCTTTGTCTACACCGTTTTCGTAGCACCAACCAAGAACTTGCGCTTCCGTTACGTCTGCAAAAATGGTGTAGTCTGAAGACGAAGGGTCAGGTGTGAATCCGCAAGTGCCATAGTTTGAAGCGCGGTGAGTCACTGCATCATCGCCAGTGCCTTCTGTTTGTTCTGCATTACAGCGCCAATGTGCGACGATAATCGCGCCGTCCATTTCCGCTGGTTTTAAATCATATTCAGTGGTCGGTATGACCCAAGTAAATGTTGTCATTGCTTAAACTCCTTCTGTCTGTGATGCAGCGTATGCCGCGATTACTGCGTCTGTGTGAACCGCTGCACAGATTGCTTGCACTTCTGCTGATTCGTTGCTGTAGTCCTGTCCTGCAACTACAACGTGTCTGTGGTAGCCAGAGGATAGCTCTACGCCGTCTTCTAGTACCTGCGTACAAGTCCTGATTTGAACGGCCTTGTATGGGCCGACTATCTCTATCTTGTCTTCACTAATTACTTTTTCTAATGCCATTGTGTTGCTCCTGTCTGTGCCTGCTATCCAACAGGCGTATGGTTGTTATGCTGTGATGTATGAAAGAGAAAAATAAAACTCGTCACTTGCAGCAGGAGTAAGGTTGGAACCGTCTGTGTTTACGTTATCTATAACAAGTGTGCTTGTATTTTCTACAATTTGCCAAGCTAATGCTTTGTTATACGAACCAGAACCTGCACTATTGTCATAATACCTTATGACCCCGCCTGACCTTTTTTCGTCTGTTGCTCCTGATGCTGCTGCAAAAGGTAAAGTGAACGACACAGTCCCCACAGGAGAACTTACAGAGCTAATTCTTGGGTTACCTGTGATAGTCACAAGTCTCCCTATTTTTGTGTAACTAAAACGGTCATAAGAAGTACTTAAAGTTATTGTACCTGATGTACTCATAGCAACAGTTGGTTCGTGGTGCCCCTCCTCATAGTCATCCAGCTTATTTGCCGCTACCGCCCCGCCTAGAAAAATTCCCCCGCTCGTGTAAATGTCTTTATAACGGTTAGTTGAGCCGCCAAGGTCTATAGCGGCATCTCTAGCCGCACCAGCAGATGTGGCAGGTCTTACTCCGCTCTCACCAAATGACAAAAAAGCATCACTTCCTGCTGTACCGCCTATAAACAAATAACCACTAGTAGAACCAATACTACCTACGGCTGTGCCGTCTTTGTAAAAGTACTGTATAACACCATCGCTACCTAAGCGATTTAAAAACAGAGGTGCTTCGTTAGTACTAGTTATATCTATCTCACCGCCACCAAAAACTGCTACCCCCGCTGTGCCAAAAGATGCAGCAGTCTTGCCCACCAACAGGTTGCCTGATGCCGAAAGCGTCATATTGGTTTGAGGTGTAGCAGCATTTCCTGCTGTTCCTGCGGCAGCAGTAGCCCAGTAGTGTATGCCGTTGGTTATTTGATAACTACCGACTGCTACAGAGCTCGTAGAATACTTGTAGGTTGATGCTGCGTCCCAAAATAAACCGGACATAAAATGAGTATCTGCCGCACCTCTACCCGTTATGCTTGAGCCAGAATTACCAATTTCTAGAGATGTATAATGTGAAGCTGAAGGAACAACACCAATACCCACGTTGCCTGATGAGTCTATGCGCATCGTTTCCCCTGAACCACCAACATTTGTAAAAACAAGAGGTGCGGCAGAAGAGGACGAGGTTGCAGTTCCACTTTGGATATAGTTTATGCCGCCTGTCGATACAAAACGCATGGCAGAATTACTGCTAGAGATATACTGCTCACCACCAGTTGAGTTATAAACGTGCAAACCACTCCCTGAAGGAGACCCAGTTCCAACCCCGACCGCATCATTACCACCATCAACAAACAGCATATTGGCGTTGTTGTTTGACTCAACGCGGAAGTCTAGGTCTATACTATTTTCATTAAAAACAGTTTCATTAGGCAAAATAGAAATTTTTTCTCTAACAGTTCCTGCTACCATTGATTGTATATACATCGTAGCTTCTTCTGTTCCATCTGAAACATCACTAGCTAATGTAAGTATTTCACTATAAACAACACCTTCAGCGGCATCGTTTTTCCCTTGAAATTTAAGATGTCCTAATACATCTGAATCAGCAGGACTTGCAGAGTTTCTATCTAATACAAGCAATGGTCCTGCATTAGCATCTGCATCTGTAGAAATCAGTGTGAGCTGTGGGTTGTTATCGGCTGTGGTAAATGTTGCAGATGTTGCCGCTATTGTAGAATTAAAAGTAGCCGCACCTGCCGCTGACATATCAAAAACCAACGCATTGACATTACTACCACCGTCAGAACCAAAGATTGTTAAAGCTGCATCAGACGTTGTTGTACCAATAAATGAAGGGCCGCCAGTTAATAAAACTTCTGGGGTTGCGTCTACGTTAAAAGTTACAAAAGTAGAACCACTGCCTTTTAATCTTACTTGACCTCCACCTGCGTCTAAATTTATATCTGAGGATGCATCAACGATAAAATCATCTGTAGATGTAAGCGTAGTACCGTCTATTGTAATGTTATCTACCACTACACCTGCGTTGGCTGTTACTACGCCAGAGGCAGTAATTGTGCCTGTGACATCTACATTGGCCTCAGGTTTCAACCCTATCTCAACAACAGCACCCGCTGCGTTCTCTGTGTACAGCCTTCCGTTTTCTGTGTCTACTGCCAGCTCACCTCTTACTATGTCGGAGGCTGCTGGTGCGTCTGACCCATATTTAGTTACAATTGTTGTAGCCATTGTTTAATTCCTTTAGTAAGTGCCGCCTGAAAGCGTACCTGTCGTCATGTTGTCTGCGTTTAATGTTGAGTTACTCTGTAAAGCTGAGTCAGCCTTAGTACCCTGTGCTGCTGTGGCATAGGCACTAGCTGCTGTAGTTGCTGCAGTACCTAAACCCAGTGTAGTCCTTGCTGTTGCTGCATCTGCATCATCAATCAAGGTCCCACCAAAGGTTGACACTGCGGAAGCTGCCAGAGCTGCATCTGCTGTAGTACCTTGGGCTGCTGTGGCATAGGCTGAAGAAGCGGTAGTAGCTACTGTGCCTAAGCCCAATGTAGTCCTAGCTGCTGCTGCATTAGCATCGTCAACTAAGGTTCCACCAAAGGTTGAAATTGCAGATGCTGCTACTGCGTCAGTAATGCCGTAGCCACTGAGTGTCGTAGGCTTACCCTGTAGTTCAGCAAAGGTTAGCCCGGAACTTGCGTCAACCCAAGCAGAGCCATCGTACACCCTCATTACGTCTGTGTTTGAATTGTAGTACAAAGCACCAGTAACTAGAGCATTACCGTCGTTGTCCACAGTGGGGTCAGAAGTCTTACTGCCTAAGTACCTGTCGTCAAAAGAGTCTAGGGCTGCTGCTGCTGACGCTGCACTGCTTGCTGCTGATGTGGCGCTTGAGGCTGCTGCTGTAGCAGAGCTGCCAGCATTGGTTGCAGAAGTTGCAGCATTGGTTGCAGAAGTTGATGCCTCACTAGCTTTGGTTGTTGCTGTGGACTGACTTGAGGATGCTGATGTTGCACTAGAGGCTGCTGCTGTTGCGCTTGACGCTGCCGCTGTTGCACTGGACGCTGCTTCAGACGCTTTAGTTGTTGCTGTAGAGGCGCTGGTGGTGGCGCTGGCGGCACTAGAGGCTGCTTCAGACGCTTTAGTTGTTGCTGTAGACGCACTACTGGTAGCACTGGTGGCACTAGAGGCTGCATTAGTTTCTGCCGTTTCTGCGTTAGTTTCTGCTGTTTCAGCATTGGTTTCCGCAGTTTCAGCAGCGGTTTTAGCTACTACTGCTGCTGCCTGTGCTGTCTCAGCAGCCGTCTTTGCAGTAGCTGCGGCAGTAGCTGAAGTAGCAGCGTCTGTGGCTGAACTAGCAGCTTCATTTGCTTTAGTTGAAGCAGTCGAGGCATCAGTGCCAACTTGGGACGCTACAGCGTCTGTAGTTGCGTCACCAGTACCTCCAGTACCTCTAAAGATACCCATAGACTGCTCCAGCTAAAGAAAACAATATAAGAAAAATAGGGGGCCTCGAAAGACCCCCATAGAGTTCATTACTACGCAGAAGGTACTGCGAGAACGAAACCAGCTTCAGGACGATACACCTGAACACCGTACAGGCAATCTGCCGTGTACAGGGTTGACAAGTATTCCTGCTTGTACTGGGTTTGTGAACGTACTGACTGCTGCTCTGCAAGAACGATAGCGTCCTTATGGAACAGGAGTGCTGCACGAGTGTCTACAGAAGCTGCGCTGTTTTCAGCCGCAGTTTCGATAGTTGCACAGTTAGCAGAAACGTAAACGTCTACTCCGTACAAGTTACCAATAAGACCAGACTGAACTGCTTGGCCGCCTACGAAGTCAGAAGACACGTAACGGTCAATGCCCATGATGGCGTTTCGAGTAGCGGGTGGGATAATAAGTACACGACTTTCCATCGGTACGTTATTGTCGTCCAGCTTTTGAATCATATCACGGAAAAAACGGTCAGTAAACTCGTCTCCGGCAACACCGTCAATAGTGTCGTCAGTGTACTGAGTTGTAGTGTTATTGGTGTTCATGAAGCAACCAGTGTGCTGGTAGTCTGTAGGAGCTACAGAAGCAGCAAACACAATGGAACCACCGTCGCCAAAACCAGTACCACAAGAGTGGAGGTCAGAGTCGATTTTAGTAGCCAGAGCGTAGCCAGCGTCTTCAGTGTAGAACTGTCGCAAGCTGTTTAGAGCCTGTACTTCTACGATGTCTTCAATGAGTCTTGAGTACTCAAAGTGTCTATCGATGTCAACAGTCAGTTCGCCTTCAGTGTTAGCAATGATAGTAACTGCAGTATCAGCAGCCTTAGCATTTGCGTCTCCACGTACTGGCTTAGGGATATGAAGTTTGTCACCTTTCTTGCCACTCATAGCGAGCTTCTTGACAAGTGGAGCCATCTTCAAGTTCTTCTGGTAAGCAGCAATAATCTCGTCACTCCAAATTTCTGGAATAAACGTAGCCGCTTCAGTCTTTGCAGTATTACCCGCTGCACCGGGATATGTAGCAGTAGCCATTAGTCTTAATCTCCTTTAGATTATTTGACTCGACCCTCGCTATAAGCTCTTAAAATCTCCTCAGATAAAGCTTGGTA